GAAATGCCGGTAAGTAAATGTTCAAACGGAAAATACAGAATAGGTACAGGTGCTTGCATCTTTGATACCGAAGAAAAGGCTCAAAGCGTATGGGCTGCAATCAGGGTTTCAATGGTTAATAGTTATAACGATTATCCAGAGGCTGCAAAGTCAAATGCTCGTAGGGCATTAAATATTAAAAAAGAAAACGACAAAGGTTGCGGAACTTTAGTAGGATGGACAAGGGCTAACCAATTAGCTAATGGCGAAAACATATCAAGAGAAACGATAGCGAGAATGTCAAGTTTTGAAAGGCATAGAGAAAATAGTAAAGGTGATCCTAAAAAAGATTGTGGCGCTTTGATGTGGTTAGCTTGGGGTGGGGATGAAGGCGTAGATTGGGCGCAAAGAAAACTTGCGGAAATAGATAAGCAAAAATTTGCAGTAGGCGTTGAGCATTACACAATAGACGGGGTATTATGGACAGGGGAAACTCATAAAGACGCTTCAGGCAAATTAATGACAGGCGCAGTACATACAGAAGATAGTGAGTATTTATACCATAAAGAAGATTTAGCAAAGGTAGGTGAAAGAGGTGGCATTAAGTCAAGTCCAAAAGCACCAAAAGGAAGTACACCAAATACAAATCCGAAAGGTAAAGGAAGCGCAAAAGGGGATGCAAGCGGAAAGCGAGGTGCAAAAGTAACAGCAGAACAAGAGAAAACTTTACAGAATAAGGCAAAAGAATTTAACGAAAAAGAAAGTAATACAAAATATGGAAAGGCAAATTTAGGAGCATTAAAATCAGTATTTCAAAGAGGGCTTGGTGCTTTTAATGTTTCACATAGTCCGTATGTAAAATCAGCTTCTCAATGGGCTTTTGCAAGGGTAAATGCATTCTTATATTTATTAAAGAATGGAAGACCTGATAACAAAAATTATACTACTGATTATGATTTATTACCAAAAGGACACCCAAAAGCAGATAAATAAAAAAGCATACAAAAATATATTTAGATTATTTTAGTTATACAGGCGAGGACTTTATTTCTTGTGAGATATGTGGAACAAGAGCAGTAGATATTCACCATATACATAGAAGGGGAATGGGGGGAAGTACAGATGCAGATAAGATTGAAAACTTGATGGCGGTTTGTAGATTATGTCATATTGAATACGGCGATAAGAAGCATTATATTGAATTTTTAATTGAAGAACATAAAAAAAAGTTAGATGGCAAAAGTTAAAAGTGATTCAAAAAAGGTTAACTTTGGTAAAAGAAAGCGAGGACACGCTAAGAAATCTTTTAATAAACATAGCTCAAAACCTAAAGCATATAGAGGTCAGGGCAGATAAATAAAAACCTATGATAAAAAAAGTTAAGATTACGGAAGTAATTGCAAACCCTAACAATCCCCGTTATATTAAAGATGAGAAGTTTAAAAAACTTGTAAAATCAATACAGGAGTTCCCAGATATGTTAAACGTCCGCCCTATCGTAGTTAATAAAGATATGGTTGTACTTGGTGGAAATATGCGTTTGAAGGCAATAAAGGAAGCAGGGATAAAAGAAATTAATGTTGATATAGTTGATTGGAATGAGCAGCAGCAAAAAGAATTTATTGTAAAGGATAATGTAGGTTACGGCGAATGGGATTGGGAAGATTTAGCTAATAATTGGGATTCTGCAGAATTATCTGATTGGGGGTTAGAAATACCCAATTTTGCAGGTGGACACGAAATAAATTCATTAAATGAAAATGATTTAGACTTTACGGAGGAATTTAATCCAATTGGTATATCTGCTGATTTACAAAGAGTTGTATTTATTTTTGATAATAAAGAAGAAGCAGAAAAATACTTAAATGATTCTAATATTGAATTTATAAAAAGAAATATGGCATGGCAAGTAAACATGAGTACCCAATCTATATAATTTCAAAAGGTCGTGCTTATAACCCAATGACTGCAAATGCATTTAAAAAATCTAATATTAATTTTTATATAGCAGTTGAACCACAAGAAGCAGATGAATATAAATTATCTGTTGGGGAAAAATATGTTTTAATTTTACCATTTTTAAATTTAGGTTTAGGAAGTTACCCTGCAAGAAATTTTTGTTGGGAACACGCTAAGAGTTTAGGATATAAATATCATTGGATTTTTGATGATAATATAAGAAGTTTTAGAAAATGGATTAATGGTAAAAGAGTAGTTATAGATAATATTAATGATGCATTAGTATATGTTGAACAAAATGCAAACAAAACAAATGTTGATATTTCAGGTTTTGAATATTCTACTTTTTGCGTAAAACCACCAAAGCAACCCTTTAAAAAAAATGTACATATATATAGTAGTTTATTAATAAATAATTCAATACCTTATAGATGGAGGTTAAAATATAATGAAGATGTGGATTTATGTTTACAAGTATTACATAATGGAGGAAGTACATTAAGTTGTGTATATTATTTAATTGATAAAACATCTACAACTGCAAAAATGAAAGGTGGAAATCAAGATGAATTATATAAGGGTAACGATCCTAAAAAGAAACTATTAAAAGCTAAAATGTTAGAAGCAGTTTGGCCTCAATATGCAAAAACTGTTATTAGATTTGGAAGATTTCATCATTTTGTAGATTGGAATATATTTAAAAAAAAATAAAATAACAGCATAATAACAGCACAATGGCAAGTCAAGATATAATTGAACACCAATTTAAAAAAGGCGAAACAGGAAACCCAAATGGACGTCCAAGAAAGTATGTTAGCCTACTCAAAGAGCAAGGCTATAAACTAAGCGAAATAAACGACACAATCCAAGTAATGATGTCAATGGATATGGACGAACTTAAAAAGGTTTGGGATAACCCAAAGGCTACAATACTTGAAAAGACTATTGCCGCCGCTATGCGTAAGTCTTTAGAAAAAGGCAGCCTGTATTCTTTAGATACTTTACTAACCCGTGTATATGGTAAGCCCAAGGAACAAATGGACATTCAGCAAGATACAAGGATTGAAGTTGTATTTGTAGAAGGAAAAACTATTTTATAGTGCGCATAGAATTACCAAACCCCCATATTAATCAAAAGAAGATATTAGAATGCGATAGGCGTTTTATTGTTGTAATGTGCGGTAGGCGTTTTGGTAAATCAGAACTTTCTCAAATAATGGGGATCAAGGCAGCAATTACAGGCGGGCAGGTAGCTTATATTACGCCAACTTATAAGTTAGCAAAAACCTTTTTTGAAAAGCTAACTACGGCAATACCTTTTAAGAATAATATATCAAATCTTAAAATTTATTGCCCTAATAACGGATCAATAGAATTTTTCACAGGAGAACGTTTAGATAATTTAAGAGGGCGAAAGTTTCATTTAGTTATTATAGACGAAGCGGCATTTATCCCTGAATTAGAATCAGGATGGCAAAATAGCATACGCCCAACCTTAACCGATTATGAAGGCAAGGCGGTTTTCCTATCCACGCCCAGAGGTAAGAATTTCTTTTATTCAATGTTTATGAAACAGGGCGAGAATGATTGGCGCAGTTTTAAATTTAGTACCTACGATAATCCCTATATTAATCCAAGGGAAATAGACGAAGCAAGATTGCAGTTACCGGAGGTTGTATTTGAACAGGAATACCTTGCAAACCCTGCCGAGAATAGCGCTAACCCGTTTGGCAATGCCTTTATTAAAAGATGTATTAAACTGATTTCAGCGCAGCAAATTGTAGCTTATGGGATTGATCTTGCTAAGTCAGTTGACTTCACTGTTATTGTAGGGCTTGACAATGGGGGTAACGTGGCTTATTTTGACCGCTTCCAGATGGATTGGCATAATACTAAGGCAAACATTAAAAGGCTTCCTATTGCGCCTATATTAGCTGATAGCACGGGCGTTGGTGATCCCATACTTGAAGACCTAATAAGGGAAGGTGTAAATATTGAGGGATTAAAGTTTACAAGTCAATCAAAGCAACAATTAATGGAGGGATTAGCGCAGGCAATCCAACAGGGCAAGATAGGTTACCCAGAGGGGGTAATTGTAGACGAATTAGATGTATTTGAATATCAGTTTACGGCTAATGGGGTACGCTATTCAGCGCCTTCTGGCTTTCACGATGACTGCGTTA